GGTAACGCGCGACCCCGTTAATTTACTAGGCATAGGAATTATTTCCTACTTTTTCATATAAAGTGATATACATTTCACTTTTATCACCTATAATCCACTGAAATCACACTTGCATTGAAGAAACAGTAAAGTTACATCATAACACATGTCACGACCACCAAAAGAGAACCTTCGAATCATAAACGGTAAGTTTTACGTCACAACAGTGGTGGCCGCTCAACTGTGTGGTGTCAGTATGCAGTCGTTGAATAGCTGGCGTAAACGCGCCAACCCACCACCATATGATGACCAGTATGAACTATACCCTGTTGATAGCCTGGGTGAGTGGGTAAGAACCGAACAAATATACAGGAAGGGTGTTGGTGGTAAATATCCGTGGAAGCCTGACATGTCACGTTACGGTGGTAAGCATGTCGTAACCAGCACCCCTGTGACCATGATGCCAGGAATGGAACCACCAGTACCAGAAGACCAAGAGGAACGTTTGAAGCGTCTTCGTGCCGACAAGCTTGAAATGGAAATCATGCAGAAAGCGGGAATGCTCATATTGGCCGATGAAGTTACACTCGCCATGTCGTCAATGGTCACCAACGTCAAATCACGGTTGTTGGGACTACCAGCCGAAACAGCCGAAACGTTAGCGCTCAAAACTGATGCAATTGAGGTACAAGAATATCTTGATGAGGAAATAACAATAGCGTTAGAAGAACTGACACCAGACTGGACAAAAGAAATTGACTTCGAAGCTAGTGATGAGGATGACGAAGATGAGTAGGCAATGGCGTCCTAAATATTGGTTTACTTGTATTTGCGGTTGGCGTGGAAAACGTACACTGTTTACAGCTAGTAAAAAGCTATGCCCTAAATGTAAAACTAACAAACCTAAAAGGGATATTTACTAATGTACCTACGTGATCGACTCGGTGATGACATCAGTGGTTATGGCTTCGCCAGCTCACGTGATGTAACCGATGCAGTATTAAAGGCGTTCAAGCCACCACCCAAACTATCGTGTGACGAATGGGCCGAAAAGTATCGTCGCCTGTCACGTGAAAGCTCAGCATCACCAGGTCGCTTTAGATTATCCAAAACACCGTTCATGCGTGAACCGATGCAGATGGTCGGTAAACCTGGTGTTGAGTCCATCGCAATGATGTGTTCGGCTCAGGTAGGTAAATCAACGTTCGTTGAAAATGTTGTGGCTTACTACGCTCATCTTGATCCTTGTCCTATACTGCATATCTCACCAACGCTTGACAGCATGAAGATGTTTTCCAAGGAACGTCTTGCCCCCATGATCCGTGACACGCCTGTCTTACGTGGTCTGATCGCTGATGCCCGTACACGTGACAGCGGTAACACCATCGCCAGTAAGAAGTTCCCTGGTGGTCACATCGCCATGGTGGGTAGTAACTCACCCGCTGGTCTTGCGTCCCGCCCGATACGCATTGTTGTTGCCGATGAAGTGGATCGTTTCGAACGATCAGCGGGTACAGAAGGTGACCCGTTGGAACTTGGCCTGAAACGTACAACGACGTACTGGAATAGCGTTCATGTTTTCGTCTCAACGCCTGGTGACAAATATGACCCGTTAGAGAAAACAGGTTCACGTATTGAAAAAGAGTTTCTTGATGGTGATCAGCGTCATTATCACGCCAAATGTCCACATTGCCATGAGGCACAAAAGATGAAGTTCTCACAGGTTCATTGGGATAAGGATGAGGACGGTAACAATAATACGACAACCACATCATACATCTGTGAACATAATGGTTGTGTTTGGGATGAGCAAGATCGTCATCAAGCCATGCAGGACGGTGAATGGATAGCTGAAAAACCGTTCAATGGTAAAGTATCATATTGTCTTTCACAGCTTCACAGCCTCTTTGCACCATTGAAGGATATGGTCGATAAGTTCCTATCGTCTAAAGATGATCCGATGTTGTTCAAGACGTGGGTCAACACATATGAAGGTAGGCCGTGGGAAGAAAGAGGTCGTCGTGTTGATTGGTCAACACTCAAGGATAATATTGAAGATTACGACACTGATACGAATATACCAGAAGACATCACCGTCATTACAGCGGCGGTTGACGTACAGGATGACCGACTTGAATATGAGATAATGGGTTGGGGTACGGGTTACCAATCATGGTCGTTGAAATATGATTGGATATACGCCGAAGACAATCTATCTGAACGAAAACCATGGGCTGAACTTGACCAACTATTGAAGCGAACATTTATTCATCCAATATTTGGTGAAATGGCCATACGAAGCGCGTGTGTTGATAGTGGTGGTAGCTTCACACAGAAGGTGTATGATTTTTGTAAGCACCGACCCAGGGCCACAGCGATTAAGGGTGTCAGTGGCTTTGACAAGCCGTTTGTTGGTCGGCCAATGAAGAATACCATTGATAATGCGCGTGTCTATCCTCTTGGTGTTGACATTATCAAGCAAACGGTCACGGCTAGGCTTAAAATTCAAGACCCTGATAAACCAGGTTATTGTCGTTTCCCTAACACACCGAACTACAATGATGATTACTTCAAAATGATGACAGCCGAAGAACTCAAGACGAAAATGGTTCGTGGTCGTCGTAAAAAAGAGTGGACTTTGATTAGAAAACGTAACGAAGCGTTTGATAACAGGGGTTACAATACAGCGGCCTTGGATATGATGAAGATTGATCTTATTATAGAGCGTCGTCGTCTATTGCGTAAGGCTAGGAAGCGTGTTAACCCAATCAATAAATTGAAGAAGCGCAAGGCTCGACCTAAGTCTAATTGGGTTGATGATTGGAAAAATGGATAACCCTTTTGATCGTGAGCAATACTCAACATCAACACCAGACAGTATCACGATAGGTCAGTTTGTTGGGTGGAAGTCTAATGATGATTACAATGACACCGATTATACTCTAAGATATGTCTTCACATCAGTTAACTGTAAAGGTAAAAACCTTGAAATTACTGGTTCTCTTGAGACGCTTGATGCTGGTGAATGTTGGGTTTTTGAAATACCAACAGCAATGTCAAAAGATTGGTCTTTATCAAATGATGATGACTACAGGTGGGATTTGATGTTAACTGAGGTTTCATCTTCGAATGAGACACCAATAAGGTCAGGTTTTACTCGTATTTTCTTGTCCAACTCTGATCGCAGAACACATGCTGAAATTATGTTGTCTCAGATCAATGCGTTACTTGAGGGTCGTGCCAAAAATGATGTAAGTTCTTACTCAATCAAGTCTCGTTCTATTACTAAGATGACCGTTGAAGAACTGTTGATGTGGCGCGGATATTATGTGAATGAGATTAAACAAACAGGTGGTTCAGTCAGTACGGGTAAAAAACGTGCCAAGCGGAACACCGTTCAAGTGAGATTTGAATAATGGGTTATCGTGAAGCATTTATCGGATTGGCACGTGACCTTGCTACACTGGCACGTGGTGGTGAAGTTTTAGCGCCTGGTGTAGCTGAACGATCAGCGTACAAAAAAGGTCGTAAAAGAGGTTATGCGGCGGCTGAGAGTAAGGCGAGATATGGTGACTTCAAATCATCACGTGGTTCGGCTGATGCTGAATTACGCAAAGGTCTTGCGACAGTTCGTGCCAAGTCACGATGGTTGTCTCGCAACAGTGCATCAATGCGCCGCTTCCTGGTTTTACTCTCAACGAACGTTGTCGGTAAAAAGGGTTTCGTGTTCCAGTCTGATGTTCGTCGTCTTGATGGCAAGGCTGACACACAGTTGAACAAAAGAGCCGAAACAGAATTTAGACGTTGGGCCAAGCGACCATCAGTGTGTGGCAAACTAAGCATGACCGATCTTCAATCACAGGCCGTTAAGACATTGGCGCGTGATGGTGAATTTATATGGGAAAAGGTAGTTAGTCCCGTATATCGTGATGGTGTGGCTATCAATCCTGTTGAGGCTGACTTGTTGGATGAAACACTTAATGTCATTCACCCTGACACTGGCAATCAAATCAGAATGGGTGTTGAGATTGACAAACGTAATCGACCCATTGCTTATCATTTTCTTGAACAACACCCAGGTGATTACACGTGGTATTCGTATGACAGTCGTCGTCGCTATCGTCGTGTGTTGGCTGAGAACGTCCTTCATGTTTACATCGTTGACAGGCCAGGTCAAACACGCGGCGAACCATGGGCCGCATCTGTCATCAATGACATCAAAATGCTTGACGGTTATCGTGAGGCTGAAACAACAGGTCGTCGTTTGAAATCCGCTGTCATCGGTTTTTTCCAAAAGGATGCACCGCAGTCAGAAGGTATTGATGAGCTTGCCGATAATGATACTGTGGATGGTGAAGAACCAGATCGTCTTGAGATGTCAATTGAACCTGGAAAGCTTCAAGAGCTACCACAAGGGTTAGAGTTTAAAGGTTTTGATCCAGGCGGTGCACAAACGGACTATGATAAATTCGAGACTAAGATCAAGACAGATATTTCAATGGGTCTTGGTATCTCGGTCATGTCACACGGCATGGAAACGAAGGGTGTCTCATACAGCGCTGGCCGTACAATTCGACAAGAGGATTTGGACTTCTATGAGGTCATCCAAGAGTTGTTGATTGATCGTGCGCTTGAACCTGTTGTTGGATGGTGGTTGCCGTATCGTATGTTACAAGATGAGTCAGCCTTACCACCAACGAGAATGCAAGCAATCATTGACGCTTGTATTTTCCGTGGTCGTGGTTGGGATTGGGTTGACCCATCAAAAGACATATCAAGCAACACCGAAGCGTTGCGTACATTTCAGACATCACCACAACGAATTGCGGCGAAACAAGGTCTTACTCTTGAACAATTACTTGACGAACGTTCTGAGGCTGACAGAATGGCCAAAGAAAGAGGCTTGACGTTAGATTATAACACAGGTAGTCAAACACAAGACGAACCTTCCAAGGATGAAGATAATGAAGACGACGACGATACAACGGACGAGTAAAGGCCAAACGTCTTTTCTTCGTGCTGATGTCACTGATTCCATTGTCAATGACGATGGTACGATCACGTTTCCTTTGTCATCTGAGGAACCATACAAGCGCTGGTATTGGGAATATGGTGAGCTTGATGAGATATTATCACATGACACCAAGGCTGTTGACCTCTCATGGCTCAAGTCAGGCAATGCGCCGTTACTGAATACTCACGCAAGACACACACTGGAAAATGTCATCGGTGTGATCATTGATGCTGAATTACGTGACAGTCGTGTCTATGTGACAGCACGATTATCGAATGCCGAAGATGACGTATCGACGGTGCAAAAAATTCTTGATGGTATCATCCGAAACGTTTCTATCGGATATGACATCACACAATATACGATTGATGAGGAAGCCAAGACTTACACGGCTACTCGTTGGATGCCGAAAGAAGCATCATTCGTACCCCTTCCCGCTGATCCCACCGTAGGTATTGGCAGAACCGCAGAAGCAATTGGAGATTATGCTATGAAAACTGCAACAACAACCCCTGACGGTGGGGATACAGTAACCGTAATGCCAGGTATGGAGCCTGACGATGTTCGTACTGATGAGGAACGCGCAACAGCGTTCGTTGAGACGACGAATGAAATCGCCGCACTTGCCGCGACACATAACATGGGTGATGTCGCTCGTGATTACGTGAAAGGCTGTGTCCATCGTGGTGAAGAACCATCCTTGGCTTACTTCAAGGGTATCGTTCGCATGAAGCTACCAGAAGGTACGCCTTTGGTGAACACTGACATTGGGTTGAACGAAAATGAAAAACGTTCATTCTCACTTTTAGCCCTCATGCGTAAGCTTGATGACAATAAGTGGGATGGTGGTACTTTCGAACTTGAAGCGGCTCAGGCGGCTCGTGCGGCGGCTGACAAACTTCGTGTTTCTGAACATACAGGTCTGGTTCTACCAACTGACTTGATGAACTCATGGGGATCGTTTGAAATGAACGGTGTTCGTTACGACTCACGTAATTCATCAATGATGAGTAAGATCAGTTCGCAACTTCGTGCGGCTTTGGCCACATCGGGTAACCCGAATATCTTGACGACGGATCACCTTGAAGAACGCTTCATTGACAATCTTCGCAATCAGTCAGCCGTTCTCGGTGCTGGTGCGACGATGCTTGATGGTCTAAGCGATAATATTGAAATCCCAGGTGGTGATCAAAACATCGTGGCTAATTGGCTTGCCGCAGAAGACGCTGATGCCGCAGAAAGTAACCCTACTTTCCGTAAAGTCACGTTGGAACCGCATGACGTTGCTGTTTATACTGACCTCACACGTCGTATGATCCAGCAATCAACGATTGCCATGGAAGCCTATGTTCGCGCACAACAAGTCGAAGCCATGCGCCTTGCAATTGACCTTGCGGCTCTTTACGGCTCAGGCGCAACAGGTATCCCGCTTGGTCTTGCTAATATCGCTGGTATTGGTTCCAAGACGTTTGCTGGTGAATACCCAACGCGCGGCGAGATCATTGATCTTCGTACTGGTGTTGCTGTAACGAACCGTGGCCGTGGTGTTACCTATCTTGGTAACTCTGACATGGTTGGTGCATTACAACAGACTGACGTACAGCCTGGTTCACCTACGGGTCAATTCTTGATGGGTGACAGTGCTGATCGTTTGGTCGGCAACCCATTCAACGAGTCGAACCAGGTCAATGATGGTGACCTATTCGCTGGTGTCTGGTCTGACATGCTTATCGGCATGTGGGGTGGTATCCAAATTGACCGCTCAACAGAACGTAAGTTCCTGTCTGGTGGTGTCAGCTTCCGTTCAATCGGTACGGTTGACATGGCGGTCACACGTGTCGGTTCATTCGGTATCGGTAACGTGACGCTTCGGCGTCAGTCATCCCATTAAAACTCACTATTGGAGAAATAAAATGAGTGATAAGAAAGCAAACATTAAGGCACTTCGTGATTTTCGATTGAACGGTGAAGCTGTTGTCAAAGGTCAAGTCGTCTCGAAAAAAGACTTCCCTAACAAGTCTGATTGGCAAAATATCTGCCACATGACACCAGCACGTGCAGAAGAAACTTCTGATGCTGTTGGTAAACCAAAAGCCGAAGGTGCAAAATCAGCGGCTAAAAAAGGTAAAATGCCTGGTACTTAATTTTCCTTGCCATGGAAAGTCCTGACCCTCTCGTGCTTCGTGCTTGAGGGGGTTTTTTAATAACTAACCCTGTGACCATTATGAGCGCTGATTTTTTAACCGACGATCTTGATACTGTACTGTCCGAAAAAGACTTTGGTCATACGGGTGGTGTTCGTTGGAAAGATGTTTTAATTAAAGATGTTATTTTTGATGATGAGTCGATTGAAGCTGTCATGGGTGAAGGTGTTGCTGAAATAATTCCACAACCAATGATTACGGGTAAGACTTCTGATTTCATTGGGATAAAAGTTGAAGATGAATTCACTATAAATGATGAGAAGTTCATAGTTAAGAATTGGAAACCTGACGGGACGGGTATTATTGAAATATTTCTTGAGAGACTATAAATGGTTCATGTTAGAACACAAATACGAGCAAAATTTAAAGAGATATTTGATGCTGAGTTAGATAGTGATGCATATCGTATTTTCGCTTCACGTAAGTCAGCTATAAATCATCTGCCAGATTTGGCCCTTGTTGATATGCGATTTTTAAATGATCAAACTCGTAATGAAGAAACGATGGGTGATGAGCGCATTCATGTTCCAAGTTTGTATATAAGAGTACAACGAAGTGCCAGGGAAAATGAAATAGACAATTTGTTAGATCAGGATGAAGTTAACATTATTTCTGCTATTGATACATTCGACTGGTCTGATCTCTTAGAGGAGCATCCTGAACTCATACAAGTCAGTTTTACCGATGATTCTACAGGTGGTAATATTCTGGCGGGTATAGTGTTGCGTTTTGATTTGGAATACCGTATCAATCGTGACGAACCAACTGTAGTTATCGACTAGGAGATAAAAAATGGCCCGATACAAAGGTAAAAATGGTGCACTTCAAATTGGGGCAACTGATGTCGCTGAGATGGAGTCATTCGACATTGAAATGAGTGTCAATGAAATTGATGCCAACGTTATGAACGGCGCGGGCTGGTCTGATGTATGTGCTGGTCTTAAATCTGCATCAGGTTCGGTTTCTGCGCTCACTGACCCCGCTGACCCTGGACAGGCTTTATTTGTTGAAGGTGATATTGTTGCCGCAACATTCTACCCTACGGGTAACACAACAGGATTGTTGACATTGGCTGGCAATATTATGATCACATCGGTTGGATACACAACAGCGGTTGGTGATCTTGTCAAGACCACTTACAACTTCCGTAACAGCGGTGAAATTACTCGGTCTGTGGTAGCGTAACATGGATATTAACGCACTGTTAAGAGCCGAAGCTGACAAGCTAAAAGAAGACCTACGCAAATGGGAAGGTAAAATTGGTGATAAGGATATAACCTTATTTTCCACACCCATTTCACCTTACGACACAAGTGTTGTTAGTGCGAAGTTTCCGAAGTTTGAAACTGCACCATCAGCATCAGCAATGGTGTATTTGATTTGTCATAAGGCAACAGACAAAGACGGTAACAAAGTCTTTAGTGTTGGTCGTGACTTTAAGGTCATGGAAAGACTACCTGTTGAGTTTACGGCGGGTATTGCTCAAAAGCTTTTTGCTGATGACTTTGATGAGGATGACCTTAGTCTTGAGAACCTGGAAAAAAACTAATAAAGGACACCGATAGACTAGCCTGTTTCAGACTTGCGTTTGACATGGGTATAGATGTCGATGTCATTTACAGGTGGCCGCGAAAGAAAATCTACGAACACTTAGCCTATTTGAGCATATGTAAGAAAGAAAATAAATAATGGCAATGAAGGGTGTAAATCTTCGTTTGGGTGCGGTCAATAAAGGCGGCGCGGCCATGTCTTCTTACCAGAAGGGTTTGAAGGGTATCCGTAGTGCACAGCGATCGGTGAGTCGATCCAGCGGTAGCTTTATGAAGGGGATGAACGCCAATCGTCGTATCATTCAGCAAGTCGGCTTTCAGGTATCTGACCTTGGTGTTCAAATTGCTGGTGGTCAATCTGCTATCCTATCGTTGACACAAAACGTACCCCAGGTCGTACAGATGTTCGGCGCATGGGGTGGTATTCTTGCGGCGCTCATAACCCTCTTTGGTACATTTACCCTTGTGATGATAAAGTCAGGCAAAGGTATAAATGATATTGTGCCTTTTGCTGGTGCACTACAGGATGAATTTGAAGGTTTGGTTCGAGTCCTGGGTATGTTAAAGAATGCGACCTTTGACACCCTGAATTTGCTCATAAATAACCTTGATGTTCTGTTATTATCATTGACCGTTCTCGCGGCCTTTATGACTGGTCGGTTTATATTCTCATTCCTGAAATCAACAGGAACACTTCGTTTGTTTAACGTGGCGTTGCTTGTGACGAAACGTCGCGGCATTGGTGCTGGACTTGCGTTACTAAAAGCACGTGGTGGTGCGTTACTATTTGCTGGTGCACTCAAGATCGTCAAGAAAGCTTTGGTACTGACAGGCATAGGCACTTTGATTGTCGGCATTGGATATTTGACTGAACGGTTGATGACTCTAACCGAAGCAACAGGATCATGGGGTAAGACATGGGCGCTAGTCGGTGATTTGGTGAAACAATCATTGATGCAGATACCCGCTTTTTTCCTGGTGCTACAGGCGAGACAAAACGAGATGACAAGTAACATGTCAGCGGCATGGCGAGAATGGTTGGGTACAACGGTAGGGCTTATGCCTGATTGGGCTGATAGTGTCGTCAGTAGCATCGTAGCAACGGCTCGTGCTGGTGTTACGGCATTACAAGGTACTTACGCTATATTCCAATCGTTACAGCGTGGTGACGCGACCACAGCGGCGGCAATCGGTGCGGCATTGGGTGCTGGTGTTAAAAAGAGTTTTGATGAGGCTATCAACAAGAATTATGTTGGTAAGGAAGGGTCGCTTACGAAACGTCTCATGGGTGACGCTAGTGACGCCAGGGAAACAGCGGCCAACTTCAAGAAAATTGGTGATGCTCTATTGAAGGGTGCTACTGATGCCATACCCGCATGGACACAGATCAAGGCATTACTTGCATCAATAGAAAAGCCTGATTTTGATATTCGTGACATTCTCGGTAAGTCAGATATAGACAAAGAAGCCATAAAGCAGGCTAAGAAGTTTCAAAAGTTCCTTGATCGCATGAAGGGTGTGGTGCGCCGTACTCGTGAGCAACAAGAGAATGAAGAAAAGCGTTCAGCGGCCAGCTTCCAAAAGTTCCTTGATCGCATGAAGGGTATCGTTCGGAAACACCGCGACGATGAGATTGATGAGCTAAACAAGAAAGCACTGGCGCTACGCAATAAATGGCGTGATGGTTTCCAAGACATGTTTCGTGGCCTGATTACAGGCGCAACGTCACTCAAGGATACAGTCAACAATGTTCTCAATAGCATAGCGAACCGACTCGCTGATATGGCAACCAATAGCATTTTTGATGCTATATTTGGTAAACCTGGTACTGGTTTCTTTTCATCTATCTTAGGCGGTGGTTCTGGTGGCGGTGGTTTCTTTAAAAAGTTCCTGGGTAGCATATTCTCGTTCAACGGTGGTGGCTTCACAGGCAAAGGATCACGATCAGGTGGTGTCGATGGTAAAGGTGGTTTCCCTGCTATCCTACACCCCAATGAGACTGTTATAGATCACACTAAGCACAAGAATGCAGATGGTGACATGAGTCGTATTGCGATGGGCTACACCAATGACAACGGTCAACCCCCTGTGACCATCACGAATCATAACTATTTCAATGGTGTCACAAGAGAGGAAATGATGCGTGATGTTGAAGCGAGCCAAAAGCAATTGAAGCGTCAGATTGATGGTGAGCTTCCAGGTCGTATAAATAAGCACACGTTTAATCGTAATCGTGGGGTTGCATAATGAATGAATATGATTGGATATGGCAACCAAACTCAATTATGTTTAAGCCACGTAGGTTTATACATACGCCTGTTTTTGGTAAGCAAATACATCAGTTTGCATCGCCACATTGGGAATTTGAACTGACACTTCCACCCACGGCTGAAAAAGACCGTCGTGATATTGCGGCTATTATGAATGATAGTCAGGGTGTGGGTGTTTTCAATGTGTATGATCCGCGTGTACCAATACCAGCCTACTATCATTCTCAACGAAAAAGTGATAGTATAACATCAATTGTTAAACCGCTGACATTGATAGGCGCTACCCGATCAGCACGAACATTGACGATACAAGGTGTGAATGGCGATAGAATAACCAAAGATGATCCTTTTGCGTTTCTACACAATGGTGTGAAACACTACTATCGTGCTGTTGAAGACCTTTTGTTGGATGGAACACAACAGAGCATTAAAGTGGCTCTCACACCACGATATGACATCACAGGTCAGTCGATAGCTATTGATCGTATCAAACCCACATGTCGTTTTCAGATTGATATAAACAATATGGGTGACCTTACGAATGCTGATGGTTTTACTAGCATAACATTACGTGGTGTTGAGTTTGCAGGGTCGATATAATGTTGGTTGAGCGGTATAACGAAGCGGCGGCAATTGCCGCATTGAGTGAACCAGTTATCAATACGCGTCTGTGTGTGAGCGTTCAACCTGAGACAGAAATATTCAGGTTCAGTAATGACCGTGATCCTATAACCGTTGAACGTACAGGCGAGACAGATTGGTTATTCAATCCTGTACCCTATGCTGATTTTTCCGCTATAAACTCAGGTGATGGTCGTATTGCAGACACGACATCTATAATTCTTGATGGTGCTGACATTACTGCCAAGGATGGATACAGTATCGACACTGTGTTGTTGAGCATATTAGCTTTTCCTTTGCGTGACCGACCCATTCAGATCGGATTGCTTGTGCTTGATCCTGATGACGGTGAACCTATCGGGTTGATCCCGAAGTTCATCGGTTTCATTGACAATGCACCCTTTGAACGTGAAAAGGATGAGCGTGGGGCAAACGTTAAATTGACGATAAATTGTGCTTCGTTCAGAGCCTATGCTCAGCGTCAATTTGCCAGAACTTATAGTGACACAGATCATCAGTCTCGCTTTCCAGGTGACAGAGCATGTCAGTGGATTTCCGACGCTGTATTCCGTAAAGGTAAATATCCTTGGAATAGTGAGAGTGCGACTGGAAGTGGTAGCGGTGGTGGTTCATTTACACCAGGTGGAACACCAAGCATTAACCCGTATAATTTTCCAAGCTTCCTCTAATGTCGTGCTGGTACGCGACACATGACGACATGGAACTGTTGTTGGTCTTGGCGCGTGAGTTTCACGCACTCTCACCGTTTAAGAATTTCAAGTTTAGTCCATCAGGCACAAGAAACTATCTCAACCTTATTTTGCGTGACCCCAACTCAACGATCATAATGCACGAGAATGGCGCAATCGGTGCATCGGTAACTGACTACCCATTCTGTGAAATGCGAGTCTCTAAAGAAGCATTCTGGTACTCACGTAAAGAGGGTCTTGGTGGTTTTGTATTGTTGAAAGAATACATCAAATGGGTGTCCCGAAAAAAGGCACAAGTCGATATGTTGTCCTCACTGGAAATAAATGATAGAGAACAAAAAATATTAGTTCGCGCACTTCGTATCGCAGGGTATCAAACTGTTGAACGTACTCACATGAGGATGGTATAGGTGGCTTTATTCACGACCATATTGGGTAGCGCTCTTTTAGGTGCGCTTGCTAATGCGGCTGTAGCGGCTCTTGCGTCATACGCGATTAGCTCCATTGCAAGGTCGTTTCAGAAGAAGCCTAAAGCCCAAACACAATCACTCGACTTTGAACAAATAATCCAACGTCGATTATCATTGGGTCAACCCCTTGAAGTCCTGGTGGGTCGTCGTATCGTTGCGGGTATTGGGTTGTTTGACGATGCGTACAGCACCAAGAATGAACAAGGCGTTTCAATATCAGTATTGAGCGCAAAACCATGCACCACTTTCCACACCTTATACCTTGATGGTGAACCAATGACGCTCAGTGGTGATCCGACCACAGGCGAAGTCAATGTCACGTCACACTTCCTGGGTAAAAATGATGCCACCCGCGTAAAGGTTAGGGTCTTTCTTGGCGATAACAACTCAGGATTAGGCGCGTACCTCGCAACTAAGTTTCCAAGTAAATACACGGCCACAGACAACCACGGTGATTACTGTGTCATTGTGATGGATTGTCGAAACACAAATGATGACCTTGGTGGTGAAGAAGATCCCGAAGAACAACAGGGTAAGAACTTCATACCGTTTCAAGGGTATCCTGAATATCGTGCTGAACTGTCAGGTGTCAAAGTTTGCGACCCCCGTCTTTCTGGTGCTGACTATGCAGATGAATCAACATATATTTATTCCAGTAACGCCGCGCTGATTGATGCTCAGTATGATTATGGGTGGTACTCAGGTATCGGTGCTGGTCGTGGCCTCATTGTCGGCAACGGCTACCCTGTGGCCATAATGGATTTGGATCAAATTATTAGTAATGCGAATTATTGTGACACAGAAAGTTTCGGTGCAAACGGCGTCTTACGTTCTGGTCAACAGGGTGATCAAGAGGAAGTATGGAAGTGCTTCAATGCTGATCGTGTCGAACACTCAGCTTCGGTCTATTCTGTACCAGAAGGAAATCGTGTTCTGAGTGAGACAATTGATTTATCACAGTACATCTCATCCTTTGTCTCTAACTATGATGCTGATGGTTTCTCAACAGAAGTTTATAACGAGATAAGAACTGTGTATTCGGAACCAGAAGAATTTTACGGTGAGAAAGACCTACCAATATACTCAAAACCAGAATGGGTTGCCGCTGATAATCACATACCGCGTCAGTTATCGTTACCGTTATTATTCGTGACAGACAAGGTTCAGGCGGGCAAGCTTGAGAAGCAAGAGATCAACATTTCACGATCTGCATCAACCTGTACCATTGCCGACTTACCCTATGGTTTCATTCGCATTAAAGTTGGTGATCTAATCGGCCTCACAGGAACCGATATTGATGCAGTCAACGACGAAACATGGATCGTAAAAAGTCGTGGTGAGACATCACGCGGCGATGTGGCCCTAAGTCTTCGCAAATACGCCACAAACGTTGCTTTTGATTTCGATGAGGAAACAGAGACACCCAACCCAAACATCAATGTACGACCACCTAGACCGTGGGCTGAATGGTGGCAACCAACAAACTATGTCCCACCAAGTGTCATCAACAACATTGCTGGTATTCGTGACGGTACTTTCCAAGTTGCTGATCTCGCTATTGTGGATGGTGGATTTTTAAGTACACGCCTTGAGACGATTGATAATAACGTAGGTAACGTCTCAACATCATCAGGGTCAGGTGGTACGCTTAATGTCAGTGGTAGCGCTTCATATGTAACTGGTGATGAAGAAGTCACAGGTGGATCACAAACTGTAGTGACAAACTCAGTCACAATGACCATCACAGGTGGCACAGGGCCATTCACAGGCGTATGGAATCTGATCAGCGGTCAATCTGTACCACCGAACGCATTAACGACTGAGGGCGCTATTGTAAGCGGTGACTCGTTCACATTCTCACGAACAATAGCGCAAGATGATATATTTGAAGGTACATACAGGCTCACAGTTGAAGATAGCACTGGTGCTACAGCCAATTATGATGTTACAGCAACAGTGTTTGATAGTGGTATATTCGGCGGTTAATAATAAGAGGTATTTATGTCAAATAGTAGTGGTGATAATTTAGAATTAGCTGGTCTTGCTCGCTATGACATCAAGGTGGGTCGTAACGAGCAAGTGAGTGAACCTGGTGTTGGGTTTGTTGACTATGACTTAGCTGGTGAAACATTTGTGGCCCAGGTTCGTGAGTTTCCCGAAGCATCATCACCTGTACTTTTCACGCTTGATGTCATAGCGACAACGGAACAAATAAGTCTCCAGGATTTGTACGATCGTGAGTGTGTACCCGAAGAACAAAGACCCTGTGTGGATTTGTCACAAATTGTTCCATATTCTATTTTGGCAATATCCAGTGCCGCAAGTCAGGATTTTGAAACTGCACCTGAACCTGATGAGTTTTTAGCACCGAAGCTTTTATACTGGGATGCACTACTAGCCAATGACGGTAAAGTGTTTCTATATGGATACTTCAAAGTCGTATATGGAACGTCACGATGACAGCAAATGTAATATTCTCACAGCGTAAAACATCAGGCTTAATGTTTGTGGCCGGATCAAAAGTTCGCTCAATAATATCAGGTGATGGTCGCCCAGGCATCAAAGGTGACAAGGGTGATATTGGTTCACATGAGTACGACTTTTTCTTCGGGCAAGGAACGCCTGTTGATATTAACCATTGGTCTGGTACGGCAACAGAATATGATAACCTAACGACACAGGAAAAGAACGTTATCGGTACGCGATATGACGTTGAAACTGGTGTTGATACATACGCAACTTATGTTTCGACCACGGCTGGTATTATCGTGGCTGGTGAGGATGCAAACAGTATTGCAAATCTGATGCTCCTTAATCGACCAGCACGTAGCAGTAAGTCTATATGGATGGGTGGTGGTTTCAAGTTTGAACAAACAAACACACCAAATTTTGATTATGATCTCATCATGGCTAGTGGTGTAAAACTAAATGCCATTCCGTTGCTTGATGGTCGCTTCAACACGGTACAATTCAATGGTCTTGACAACATAACCGACATCGTGGGTAAGCGGCTGATATTATCAGATGATGACTTTCTGACATCAACACGAAACGCTACATCTGGTGGTAGGATTGAAATAGACCTTGGTGGTAACACATTGACGCTGACGCAAGGTTTAATTTCTACAGCGTTGAATGACCCCCCTGTGGACATAACACTTCGTAATGGGCATTTCATATGCGGTACGAATCCTGTCATCACAACACTCGGTGCTGTTGATAAAGTTTTAGTCTCAGATTGTGTCTTTAGTGGCGGTGAGGGTTACGCACTTCTTTTCGGTAACAATTCGAACCAGGATGACCGTAAAAGAACAATAGTTATGAATAGTGACTTCAAGGATCGCACCGCAACAGGTCAGAATGCTTGTGCTGTTATCGGTTATGCAGAAGGACACATCAACTTTGGTCTAAGGGGTGATAACATAACAGGTGATCAGGAAGTTTGGTTTCTCTATAAGAAATCTAAATTTGGCCTGAACATCGGGTGTATCGGTGTAAATATTTACAGCACTGGTTCAGGAGAAGATATAATCTTTGACCACAAGGGTGGTGAAGTCGCAACAGGGTCATCACCAAACAAGGGTACTGGTCAAGGTACTGCATTCTGTACTGGTATTGATGCTGTAAACAGCAATTATCCAATCACACCTTTGGTTCGTGCAACGGCTATTCTTGAGTCAGAAACAGACTATGATTATTTTATTGGTAACCTTGGTTACGGTGCGGAAATATTACATAAAATATCAGGTGATATTACAGGATCGTCACACACAATCAATCGCGGCATCGGTGATGGTTCTGATCCTGACACAGCGGTCATTAGCGGATCAATCAATGGCTTTGGTGTAACATACAGTCAATATGTTGCTTCTGGTTATTCTGAGGGTATCACGTTTAGTTGTATCGCAAATGAAACGTTAAGTGATGTATCATTTTCACAGTTCCATTTGAAGGGTAACAACATAGCGGGCAAATACGCTTTTGACGCTTTTGGTGACGCATCAGGGGCGGTGATGAAAAATATATTCTTGTCTGACTCATCATTTGAAGGTTTCCCTAATGGATTTAGATTACGTGGTGTCAGGGGTGGTTCAATCAAAGATGTTGAGTATGACTTTGAAGCCGTTGGCCGTGACCCGCTTGTTATTGAAAATGTATATGACTTCAAGGTCATCAATTTACTCAAGCGTCGTGTGCAAACAACATCAGGTTCAACGGTATCGGCATTCCGTATTCCCATCGGTGCTGACGATGCGCTTATGACCGCTCGTATTCGCGCCACAGCAAGGGTTGGTGCTGACTATGGTGTGTATGACGCCATTGGTGTTTACAAGCGTGTTGCTGGATCGGCTGTGTTGGTCGGATCGGCTGTGGTGTCGGCTGTTACTGACCCTGGCCTACCCGCTCTTGACGGTATCGCTT